ATGAAACATGTTGCAAATGTTATGAGAATGAATGATTGGAATACAAATCAGGAAAGCACGGTAGGGCGAATCTTTGCCCAAGGGCGTGGAAAAGCCAAAAAGCACCTGATTGTATGGCTGAACGGCAAAAAAGAAGTGTTTGGCGGTAACTATTACGACGCATGCGCTGCCGGACTGAGTGCCGATACATGGAATTTCATCTGCCCCGTCTAATATTTAACAGGAGGTTGTTTATGCACCCGGAACTGATTAGGGCTGAAATCAAGATGAAGGGGCTGTCGCTTGCCGATGTGGCTGCGATGGCGGGTGTCGGCGAAAGCACGGTGCGTCAGGCTTTAAGGAAGCCTTCAACTGCGGGCGAGGTGGCGATTGCCGAGGTTTTGGGCAAGCCGCTGCACAAATTGTGGCCGGAGCGGTGGACAAAGGACGGGCGGCGCATCCGCCCGCGCTACGCACACTTATATAAAGAGGCAGCAGCATGAAAACGCATTACTCAATTTCCGAGTTATTGGAAATGAACTTGGAAAAATTTCCTAAGACGAACAGAGCAATCTTATATAAGGTTGAACGAGAGAAGTGGTCTTTTATTGAAGCCTCTTGTCAGGGTGGCAAAAACGGCAAACGCCGTGAATATGCCCCGCCGCCCGATGTGATGAAACAGATTCAGGCGCAGAAGCTGGAGGAGGCCTTGGGTGGACTGGAAGATTTACCCTCGCCCACGGAGATGGAAGGCAAACCCGCCGTCAGGAATGAAGAAACCGCACTCGCCTTGCCTGAAACGGTGTGTATTGTCGATGGTTCGACCGAACAACAGCGTTTATGCGAATCATCGCGCCGCGGTGTACTGGCGGCGGTTGAGCGGGTAATGGCCGAAGCGGGCGTATCGAAGGAAGCGGCGATTACTACTGTTTTGACTCAGGCGAAGATGCCGGGTTTCGAGCATATTGCGAAGCTGTTTTCCCTTGCGGCGGATGGGCGCGGCGGCGGCGGAAAGCTGCCGAGCGTGCGGACAATCAAGCGTTGGTTTGCAGCCCGCGAACGTAACAGCCTTGCGCCGAAAATATCGCAGAAAGATATGAACGTACCGTCTTGGCTGCCGCTGTTTCTGGAATGCTACCGTCTGCCGATGAAACCGTCAGTTGCCGAAGCTTACCGTTTTTTTTTACGGCGGCTGGAATCGGACGGGAATGAATGCCCGAGTATCCATACCGTGCGCCGCTGGCTGGACAAGATGGGCAATGTGGAGCGGGAACGGGGACGGCGCGGGGCACGGGATTTGAAAAACATCCTGCCGCACAAACGGCGCGATTTCCTGCATTTGAAACCTGCCGCTATCTACACCGGCGACGGTCATACGTTCGATGCGGAGGTGTTGAATCCGTTATCGGGGCTGCCGTTCAGGCCTGAAATTACGACGGTTTTGGACGTTGGTACAAGACGTTGTATGGGCTGGAGCGTGGGGCTGGCGGAAAGCCGGTTTACCGTGCTGGAAGCTTTAAGCCACGCAAGCCGTGCAGCCATCGGTGCGATCTGGTATGTGGACTGGGGTAAAGGTTTTGAAAACTTGATGATGACAGACGAGGCGACAGGGCTGATGGGCAGGCTGGGTATGACGATGACGCATTCGCGGGCTTATAACTCACAAGCGAAGGGCACGTCGGAGCGCAGCCACAATATTTTCACACGGGCGGCGGCAAACCTGCCGTCTTTTGTGGGGAAAAATATGGACGAAGAGGCGCGGCAGAAGCTGTTTAAGCTGTCGCGTAAGGAAGTCCGCCTGCACGGAAAGATTTTAAATTCGCCGATTCCGACTTGGGATGAGTTTAAGGGTTATATCGAATGGGTGGTGGACGAATACAACGACCGACCGCACCGTTCGCTGCCCAAGTTTACCGACCGAGAAGGCAAACGCCGGCATATGTCGCCTAATGAGTTTTGGGCTTTGAAGGTGGCGGAGTTTGGCGAGCCGCAGAGGGTGTCGCCGGAGGAGGAAGGGTATCTGTTCCGACCGCAGGTGATGCGCACGGTACAGCGCGGGGAGGTATCGCTGTTCAACAATACCTATTATTCCGCCGAACTGACGGAGTTTAACGGTGAGAAGGTTCGGGTCGGCTACGACGTGCAGGACGCGCTTTGGGTTTGGATTTACGACGATGTGGGCCGCCTTATCTGCAAAGCGGAATGGCATGGCAACTCGACGGACTACATGCCTGTCAGCGTCTTGGAGCGCGCGGAAGACAAACGCAACGACGAGCGTCTGAAACGCAACGAGTTGCAACAGCAAAACATCCTGAAAGAACGCCGCGTACCGACCATCGAACATCAGGACTCGGTCAATATCGGGGGAATGGTGATGGGTATGGCGGAAGTCAAAGCGAAGGCTGCTTTACTGGCGGAGCGCCGAAGCCGTGCGGATGATGTAACGGTAGAGATGGTGGAAGTGAAGGCGGTCAAGAGGCCGTCTGAAACGGAAGCTGCTGCGGGCTGGTCGGTACCGTCCGAAGCGTCGGAACGGTTTGCACTGTATCAGCGGATTTGCGGTCAAACAGATTTGCCGCCGCAGGCGCAAAGATGGCTAGAGCGTTATCCGCAAAGCAACGAGTATAAGGCGTTGTCCAGACGGGTGATGACGGCCTGACTTCAGACGGCCTTTCGGGGTTTTAAACAAGGTTTACTTACTTTTTAGTTTCAACACACAGGACGACACATAAAGCGTCGCCCTATGTGTTGCCCTGATTTGGAAGGGGTTACGCCCCTTCCAAATAAAGTCTAATTCTATCGCCATAAATGGCGGGGTTTCAACCAGTAAGGAAATACGATGAAAATTGCAAATATCAACAATCTGTCTTTGGTCTCTGTCGCGATGGAACGGCTGGTCAACCGTCTGGACGGTTTGCCGGGCTTGGGTGTGTTGTACGGCCCTTCCGGCTTCGGCAAGACGACGGCGACGGTGGCGGTGGCGAATGAGACGCGCGCTTACTATGTGCAGCTGCGCAGCGCGTGGAGCAAAAAGACGCTGTTGGAAAAAATCTGCTTCGAGATGGGTTTGCCGCCCGCCCGGACGGCGGCGGGCTGCCTAGACCTTATTTGCGAGCAATTGGCAGCCAGCCAAAGGCCGCTGATTTTAGACGAGGCGGACTATTTGGTTACACATAGCGGGATGGTCGAGTTGGTGCGCGATATATACGAGGGCAGCCAAGCCCCGTTGATGCTGGTGGGCGAGGAGATGTTGCCGACCAAACTGAAGAAATTCGAGCGTTTCCACGGGCGTGTGCTGGCTTGGGTGCCTGCGCAACCGGTCGATTTGGCCGACGCGGAAGAATTGGCGAAGGTGTACGCGCCTGATCTGACGTTTGAGCGCGACGCGTTGTCTTATCTGGTGGACTTGGCGCACGGATCGGTACGCCGCGTGACGGTGAATCTGGTCAATTTACTGGAACTGGCCAACCAACAGGGCTTGGATACGGTAACGCGCGAGGTGTGCGCGAAAGCCGACCTCTACAAGGGCGATGCGCCGAAGCGGGGAGTCAAGCTATGAGCGTGGAACTGACCAAGCCGCGCAACAGGCGGCAGGAAATATGGAACTGCCTGCGCCGCCACAAGGAACGGTTTCAAACCACCGCCGAAATTGCCGAATCCTGCGACCTGCAAGCTCCGGCGGTGTATGCCTACCTGCAATGCCTGCACAAGGCGGGTTATGTGGGCATTCAGTACCCGCTTGGCTACGACAAACGCTACGGCTACCGCTTGGAACGAGACTGCGGGACGGATGCGCCACGCCTTAAAACCGACGGTACGGCGGCGAGGTGCGGCATCCACGAAGCTCTTTGGCGGACGATGAAAATCCTTAAAACTTTTGATTTTGATTGCCTTATTGCCCATGTCCGCATGACCCACGATGTATCCCGCGATATGGTTAAGTATTACACGTTGGCCTTAGAGCGGGCGGGGTATCTGAAAAACACGGGCAGCGCGCGGAAAAAGTCGTTTGTCCTGTTGAAAAACACCGGGTCGAAAGCACCGTATGTGATGGCGGTCAAAGAGGTTTATGACCCGAACTTAGATGAAATTGTTTTGAGGGATGTGCCCGAATATGAATGACAAAGACTATATGAAAGAAGACTGGTTCGCCGTCTTGAAAGAGGAAGTGGAAAAAAATGGAACGGCGAAGACGGCGGCGAGGCTGCGCTACAGCATGACCAGCATCAGCCTGATACTCAACGGCAAATACAGCGGCAAACCCGACAGGGTGGCGGCCAAGGTCAGGGAGGTATTCCGTAAGGTAATGTGCCCGTTCGAAAACCGCCGTATGGATCGCACCGAATGTATCGAAATCGCACTTGCCCCCGCCCCGACGCACAACCCCATCAAGATGCAGCATTGGCGGTCGTGTCAGAAATGCGAAATCAGGCCGTGTGAAAAACGCAAAAAATCAGAAAGGTAAAAAATGGGAATCCGATATGAAAAAAGAGTGATTGAGAACGGATTGTTCGAATATGAAGGTAATTTCTACACTTTTACCGGCCTTCCGGACGGCGGCGGTGACGGCGTGGAAATCTTGGTTGGGAAAAATAAAAAAGGCAGGATCATTGCCAAATATCCGAAAGACAAGTGGGACGAATATCGGGCGAGATAAAGCCAAGCCTTTGGTGCGTCTATATTTTTTTGCCTGCTGTTTTGAATAAATGATTGTTTTATAAGGATTTTATAAAAATGGAAGAGTTGAAAATCAAACTGGTGCATTGGGCGGTGGCGGTGCCTGCAGCCTGGATGATGGCCGCACTGCCCTCGTGCGAAGCCGTGCCCGCAGTGAGGCAGGAAGCCGTGCAGGTGCATATCGCGGATTGGGAAGAACGACCGGTATCGATCGAATCCCCGCCGCAGGGACGCATGGCGGAATGGCCGATGCCGGGTGAAGTGCCGCCGATGCCGTTTGAGCCGACCGAGGAAGATTTTGAATTGGGGTTGGCGCATTTGTAAAGAATGAGGATGAAGAGAAATGAACGCAAAAGAACTGTTGGAATGGCTGGAAGAGCGCGGCGAGCTGTACATCTGCAAAGCAGACGGCGGCAGCTATACCGTCGTCGCACGGGCGGCTGACGGCGTGTTAAAGACGGCGGAGGCGGCCACGTTGGGCGAGGCGGTTTTGATGTGGGAGGAAATGTGATGACTACCGGAATGATGATTTATCTCTTGATCTGCGGGCTGGTTGGTTTGGCACTGGTGGTTTTGGCACTGATGAGCCTGATTGAAAACTGGTTTAAACAACGGGCTAAAGGCAATGGAAATGTACAGGCTGGTGGCGATGTTTGGAAGGATAAACAATGAACATCGAAAAATTCAACCCTAAAAAAGACCCTAAATACATTGGCTATATTTTCCGATTTTTGAAGAAAAAAACCAAGTTGCGTGAAGCTTTAGGAGTTTTACCACGAATTGTTGAGTTCAAAGATGGGTTTGGCTGGTGTATCGGCTGGTTTATTGATGACGGTCTTGGAGACTTTATTGGCAGCAGGATTTGTTATGACTCAGAAATAATGGATGAGACATTTTGTTTTTTGAACACCACTGAAAAAGATGTGATTGCCGAAGTCAAATGGGACGAGTACGAACGTATCGGAGGGTGTGCATTAACTGAATGGCATCATAAATGGATTTATGCCAATAAACAAACACGCAAATGCCGCCACTGCGGAAGATGGGAACGGAAAGTCGTCAAGACCGTTAAGACGATTGAACGTCGAACATTATGGGAGAGTGAGTCATGAACGTGAAATGCCCGAACTGCGGGGCGGTGCATAGCCTAGACAGCCTAATTAACGATACCGACGCATCGGCGGTGCTCAAGGCCGTGTTGGATATGGATGCCGAGTTGGGCAAAGCGGCCATCCGCTATATCGGCCTGTTCCGCCCCGCCAAGTCGCAGTTGAGCTGGTCGCGGACGGCGAAACTGCTGAACGAGTTACTGCCAATGATTAAGGCCGAAACCGTCGAGCGCGACGGCGTGTCCTACCCCGCCCCTGCGGCGGCATGGATATATGGCTTTACCGAAACGCTGGCCGCCCGCGATATGGGCCGTCTGAAAACGCCGCTTAAATCTCATGGGTATTTGTACGAAATCGTCAGCAAATGGCAGCCGTCGGCCGCTGCGGCAGTGCCTGCCTGTCCGATGCCTGCGGATGCGGCGGCAGTCAATACCAAGCTGCGGCAGGGTGTGCACGCGCTGACGCAGTGGGCGGGCGAAGACTGGCTGAAACAGGAAATTGCGGCAGGTTTCTCCCTGCTGGCCGCGCAGAACCTCAAAGGCCGTCCTGCGGCGCAGGACTTGCCTGTTTTAGCAGCGCTGTGGGAGCAGAGATTGATGGATCACGCGGTTGCACGCGGAGAAGTGAAGCTGATTGCGGAAACGGACAGGATGCGGATTCAGACGGCCTTTAAGGCCTTACAGGATACGCAGGAATGGCCGAACGTCATCGAGCTGATCCGCGCCCTGCCGCCGCGCCTAATACCTCGTTCGATGTTGGCGAAACCGCAACCCGACCGGGCAAAAGGACGGGAAGAGTTGGCCAAAGTCAGACAGAATTTAAACCGAAAAGGAAGTGAAAAATGAAATTTTCAGCAAACGAAGAAGCAATACTGGCTGAATTTGTCGGCTACTACTGGTTGTTATTTGTCATGTGGTGCAAAGAAAACGGCCATACGGTAGGAGATGCCGAATCAATCAGGGTCAAACTGGAAAACCCTTAATCATCAACTAGTAAAAAGGAAAAGCAAAATGGCGAAACAACGTATCAAACAGGCCGCGATTGAAGCGGCACAGGACAAGGGCGAAGTAACCGCCCACATCCGCCGCATCGGCGACCTCGCCCGCGAAGTGAAACGGCTTGAGACCGAGGCGGGCGATAAAAAGGCCGCAATCGAAGAGGAATATGCCTCCCTTGCCGCCCCTTTGAAGGCCGAAATCGAAGGCCTGACGGCCGGCGTATCGGCCTACTGTGAGGCGCATAAGGATGAACTGACCGAAAACGGCAAAACCAAAACGGTGGACTTTACCACCGGCCTGGTCAAATGGCGCATCCGCCCGCCCAGCGTGAAGGTAACCGGCGTGGCCGCAGTCTTGGCATGGATGAAGGAAAAAACCGCCTTTGCGGAATTTATCCGCACCAAGGAGGAAATCGACAAGGATGCCGTCCTCAATCAGAAAGAGCGGTTTGCCGACGGCCAAGTCCCCGGCCTGAAAATCGTCAGCGGGCTGGAAGACTTCGTCATCGAGCCGACCGAGCAGGAATTGGCCTAAATCACCGGCGGCCTCGGTTGAGGCCGTCTGAAAATCTAACCGACAACAAGGAACAAAATTATGTGGTTTAAACAATGCAAAGCCTACCGGCTGCCTGAAACCCCGGATGCGGCCGTTTTAGCCGAGGCGCTGGACGAACACCGTTTTGTGCAGCCCGGCGGGATGGATTGGTTTACCGACGGTTTTACCGTACCGCAGCCGTTTGGCGACGAGCTGGTATTTGCTGCCAACAAGACCTTGGGTATCTCCCTGAAACGCGAAGAGCGGGTGCTGCCGGGTGCGGTCATCAAAACCGCCTTGGACGAAAAAATTGCCAAAATTGAAGCGGAAGAAGCCCGCCAAGTCGGCCGCAAGGAAAAGCAGGAGCTGAAAGAGCAGATTATTGACGAGCTGTTGCCGCGCTCCTTTACCCGAGCCAGCCGTACCGATGCAGTCTTGGCCGATGGCTACCTGCTCATCAACCAAACCGGCAACAAAGCCGAAACCCTGTTGAGCCACCTGCGCGAAGCACTGGGCGGACTGCAGGCCCACCCCACCTTTACCCGCCACTCCGTATCTGAGTTGATGAACCAATGGCTGCTGCGCGGCGAGGCCGACGGGCAGGTTGAATTGGGCGGGCACGGGGCT